CGCGGTCGGTCCGTTAGCGATGCCGAGCCACTGGATGCCCTTACCGAAGGACACGCCATGACCGAGCCACCCGTCGCCCCTGACGACACCCCCACACGCTTCCCATCTGAGCAGGTCATCGAAATAGATGAGGATGGGAAGGTGCATTATCCTGACGAACTGACCGAGTTACGCGCCGAAGTCTCCCGTCTCCAGCAGGAGAACGCCTTATTCAGACGCAGCCTGGAGATGCTGCCGAAACAGATGGATCAGGACCGCTAGCGGTGTATACTCCCCCAGCAGAGGTATTCCTATGCCCGCCAAATCCAAGGCCCAGCAGCGCCTCTTCCAAGCCGCCGAACACGGTGCCACGTTCCCGATGGCTGAAAAGCTCCGCAGTTCGATGAGCCACGACAAGCTGAGAGAGTTCGCCGTCGGCACCGAAGCCGCCAAGCCTGAGCATGTGTCAAAAATGCGACACACCGGCTACGTCGAGATGACCCATCACGGCAACCCCGGCCGCAAGCCCTCCATGCGGCACGGTAGCTACTAACCGTCAAATCTTTGACGCAATAAACTACGGGGATTTACGGCACACGCAGCAGGCAATCGCGGCAAGGGGCGTCCCAAGGGCAGCGTCAACAAGGTCCCGGCTGCCCTCAAGGACATGATCCTCCAAGCCCTCGCCAATGTCGGGGGGGTGAGTTACTTGGAACGGCAGGCTGAGAAGCAGCCCGTGGCCTTCTGCACCCTTGTGGGCCGTGTCCTGCCCTTGCAAGTCAAAGAAGGCGGGGACGATCCCAAGGTGCCCGTGAGCACAACCGTTGTCCACAAACATAGTTGAGCGCATCGTGGAGCTGGACTGGCGCGGTCCCGTCAGCCAGTTCATGCTCGATGACACCCCAGAGATTGACATCGAAGGGGCGCTCTCGAGCGGGAAGACTACGGTCTGTTTGTGGAAGTGCTTCAACTACACCCAAGCCTATCCAGGCATCCACGGCTACATCGGGAGGTATGGTGACGGCGAAACACAGACCAAAGTCCGGCCGGCGTGGGAAGCGGTTCTCCGGCAAGGCGGGCAAGAAGCCAACTGGAACGCGAAAGAGAACAGCTACGACTTCGCTAATGGCTCGCGGGTTTACGCTTTCGGCCTTAAATCCCCTGACGAGCGTAGTCGCTATAGCAAGATACGCGGGATGGGGGTTAGTTTCATCTACGTTGACCAAACCGAAGAACTCCCCGAAGATATGGGTCTTGAGCTTCGAGGCCGTCTCAGACAGCCCGGATTTCCCCACCGGCTGATCTTCAGCCCCAACCCCCAGAACGTGACGCACTGGTTAGCTGCCCAGTTCCCCGAAGACAACAGCATCCACGGGCGCAAGTATTACGCGGTGAGCCTCTACGACAACGCGCATCATCTGCCCGCTGACTTCATCGAGACCCAGGAGCGCACCTACCCCCCGGAACACGCCAAGTATCGCAGCGTGGTCTTGGGCAAGCGGGGCGTGAACGTCACGGGCGATCCGGTCTATAAGGGCGCGTTTGTCCGCAGACTCCATACTGCCCCGAACCTCTACAACCCGGCTCAGGTGCTGCTCGAGTCCATCGACTTCGGCAAGAAGCACCCCTGTATCGTCTGGGCGCAAGAGACCTATACGGGCGGGATACGGGTCTTGGGCGGTCTATTGGGGCAGAACCTGTTCCTTGATGACTTCCTTCAGACAGCGGTCCAGACGCGTCAGGAGTGGTTCCCAGACGAGATCGGGCGGCAGACGTGCTGTGACCCCGCCGGGAGTCATCAGAACAGCCAGGGCACGCGGTTTAACGGGGTAGACCTGCTCCGCAAGGCTGGATTCGCTCCCGTCTGGAAGGACAATAGCAATGCCCCCGATGTGCGGCTGGCGTGTATCGAGTCTCTGAGTGCCCACATGCGGCGCCGGGAGCCGTCTGGGTTGGAAGCCTTTCTGGTGGAGTCTGACCCGCTGAAGTGGCAGCGCGTGAGCGTGGAGGGGATGACGGCGGATGGCTTCCTCACGGATGCGCTCGAGGCGGGCTACGTCTGGGATGTCCATGACGTCAGCGTGGGCAACAAGCAGGTGCGGAAGGCGAAGAAGGACGGCTGGTTTGAGCACGGCATGAACGCCTTGGAATACATCGAGCTGAACTTCGGGGCGCTGCGGGCCACGCAAGCGGAGCAGGCGAAGAGCCTTGCACGGAGACGGATGAATCAGGCGCGGTTGCCCAGAATCATGCCGGGGGAATTGTGGGGATAGGTGTATACTCTCGGCGTTCCCGATGATGCTGAGTCCTGAAGAGCGGTTGCGCGTGGAGCGCACTGCACGTCAACAGGCTGAACTTGCGTTCTGGCAAGAAGCCTTTAGGGATGGCACGGCTGGATGGGATGGTAACGGATACGTCATTCGCACGGCTCGCCTCACCCGTGACGACATCTCATTCTTGCGAACTAACCGCATCTCCACGGAGTAGCCATGAATCCTGTCCAGTGGCTGCTCTCTGAGTTGGCGAAAGCGAACGCCCCAAAGTGATCGCGGAGCTGAGTCAGACAGTCGCTGAACTATTGAAGATAGCCGAATGGCTTGAGTGGTCAGATCGGCGTGCGGGTTGTGCGCCGAAGGCTGGCGCATTGGCGATGCAATGGAAGGCTTGCCCTTCTTGTGGCGGTGTTCGTCCAGGCGACTCTGCTGAGTTCTCCTTTCCGACAAGTGAGATTGGGCACTTGGAAAGGTGCGATCTTCAGAAGCGTCTTCAGCAGTTGAGGGATTTAGCGTGACGGAGCAGGAACTGCTCAACCTGCGGATTACCGCGATGGCGGGTCAAGTCCAGCGCGATGCGGCGCGGGTGTTCCTGACGAAATGGGCCGATCCCATCCCCCGATGGCGCAGTCTGCTGACCCTCGGCAGCCTTGGCCGCTGGTCCGTGATGAGGCGCTGGTGATGTGGTCGCCGGCATCTGGGGCGTGGGTGATTGACGAGCACGGCGTCTATTCCACGCTCGTGTTCTACTTCACGGCTCAGGCCATGGCGATAGCCCAACGGACCAACCGCTGATGGCGAAGCGCCGACCGCCGAAGGGCAACAAATACAGCGAACGTGTCACCAACGCGGATGACAAAGACTTCATCGAACTGGCCCGGAAGCGGTTCCAACAGGCCGAAGAGGCGGATGAACAGCAGCGCGAGCGTGAGTTAGCGGACCTCCAGTTCTACGCCGGCGAGCAGTGGGATCCCAACGTCCGGTCAGCCCGCGAAGGTCAATCCAGCAACCAGAACAGCAACAACAGCGGCACCGGCTCGGCGCCAGCGGTCCCTCCCCGCCCCACCTACACCATCAACAAGGTGCGCGAGCCTGTCCGTCAGGTGCTCAACCAGGAGCGGCAGGCGGATCTTGGGGTGGAGATTGCCGCAGCCGATGACTTCGGCTCAGGGTCTCCTGGGATCAGCCCAGAAGAGATTGAACTGCGCGAAGGGCTGGTCCGGCGTATCCAGCGGGAGAGTCAGGCTGCTGATGCGCGGTCGTGGGCCTTTCAGCGGGCGGTCATTGCGGGTCGAGGCTTCTATCGGGTGATGACGCGCTACATTCCCGGCCGGTCAAACGACCAGGAACTGTATGTGGACCGGATCTTCAATCAGGCCAGCGTGAGCATGGACCCGGCCCATGAGCAACCGGACGGGTCTGATGCGGAATGGGGCTTTATCGGCACGGACCTGCCGTGGGACCGCTACCAAGCGGAATACGGCACGGTCGGAGACGAGCCGAACCCGCTGAGAGCCGCCAGTGAGGCCGAATGGCGGGCGCTCGGTGATGAACTGCCCGGCTGGTTCACCTCGGATGGGGACACGCGCTCGGTGCGGATTGTCGAGTATTGGTATACCGAACGGGTGCCGCGGACGCTGGTCACGGCGGCTGACGGCAAGGTCTTCTACGAGGATGATGCCGAGTTCAACGACACGATCCCGCTGGGCGTCGATGACAATGGCGATCCGCTGAAGCGGGATGTCATCGAGAAGCGCATCAAGTGGGCGAAGCTCGACGGCGTGCAGGTGCTTGAGGAGACCGACTGGCCCGGTAAATACATCCCGATTATTAAGGTCGTCGGGGAAGAGCTGCAGCCCTTTGATAGCGAGCGCAGGTCTGAGGGCATGGTGCGACCGGCCCGGGATGCCCAAAAGGGCTTTAACGTGATGGTCAGCAAGTGGGTGGAGCAGATTGGCCTCGCGCCGATTCCGCCCTGGATGGGTCCGGCGGGGTTTGATGAAGGCTTTGAGAATGAGTATCTGCTGTCGGCCACGCGGACCATTCCTGCGCTGCACTTCAACCCGTATGATGTGAACGGCAACCCGATTGCCCCGCCGCAGCGGACAAGCATCACGACGGAGATCCAAGCCATTGCCGGCTCGGTGCAACTCTTTGACCAAGCCATTAAAAGCACGACGGCGATCCCGGACCCGACCTTGGGGAACATCGACCCCAGCCTCAAAAGCGGGAAGGCGATCCGCCAAGTGTTGGATCAAGCGACCCGCGGCACCTCCCACTACCTGGACAATCTGTCGCGGTCGATTCGGTACGAGGGACTGATCCTCAACGACTTGCTGTATCCCATCTACAACCGGAAGGGCCGGACGGTGCGGACGATGAATCCGCGTGGGGAGACGCAAGCGAGCATTCTGCACAGCCCGTTTGTCAGGCACCCGGAGAGCCAGCAGCCCATGCCGATGCCGCAAGGCATGCCGGGGCAGCCGCCGATGATGCCGCCAGGGGTGCCGCCGGATGCGAAGCCTGAGATGGTGACGCTGACGCCTGACGCCACGTTTAACGTCACGGTGAAGGTCACGAAGTCCTACGATACGCGCCGGGAAGAGCAGGAAACCACGCTCTCGACCCTGATCAATGCGGAACCGCAGTTGATGGGTGTGTTTGGGGACTTACTCTTCAAATATAACGATGGGCCGGGGCATGATGAACTTGAGGAACGCGCCAAGGCCATGCTGGCGCCTCCGGTCCAGGCCATCCTAAAGGGTGGGTCCGCGACCGATCCGCAACTCCAGCAGGCCCAGCAGCAGATCCAGCAACTGACGCAGATGATTCAGGGCAAGGTGGCCGAGAAGCAGGCCGAAGCCCAAGCGCAGGGCCAGATTGACCTCCAGAAGCAGCAACTGAAGGGCCAGCAGGAGAAGGAACTCGCGCAACTCGAGCAGCAGGGCAAGGAGCGGCTGGCCTGGATCAATCAGGTCGCGCAGATTGCTATTGCCGGGGCCAAGATTGATGCGGAGCAGGCGCGGACGTTCGTGGATGCGGCTGAGAAAGGGAGCGCGAAGGCGCTCGACCTCCACATGCAGCATCTGGCGCATGTCCAAGACACGCAGCAGAGCACGCAGGACCATCTGGAAGCCTTGCAGCAGGCTGCACTGGAGCACAGCCAGAACCTAGAGGCGGGTGCGGTCGGTCATCAGCAGGCATTAGAACAAGGCGCCGTGGGGCATCAGCAAGGGCTGGAGGCGAACGCGCAGCAAGCCGCATTGCAGCCGCCTGAAGAGCCGACCGTTCAATGAGTTTACTTATGCCAGAGACCGACCAGATCGAAGACTCCGGCTCACTCGCGGACCACGAAGCGCAATTCCAGCCGAAGCCGGGCCAGGAACGCGTCTCACAGCCCATTGTCAGCGAACCGGAGGCGAAACCACAGCCGGCCGTCACTGACCACTCTGAAGAGGCTGACGAGGCGCTGGCCGCGACGATTGACCCGTCACTGGCCCTCCCGAAGCCGAAAGAGAAGCATCGCGCCGAGAAGGACAAGGCGCGAGCGCAGGATGTCCCCCGCATCAAGGAACTGACGCGCCAACTGAAAGAGGCGCAGGAGAAGCTGGCTGCAGCCACAAAGGCGCCTGCTGCCCAGCCGGACGCCATGCCGGTCGTGGCACCCCCCGCGCCGGTGCGGGCTGCGGCCAGCCCTGTTGGGGAGAAGTTCACCTATCCGAGTTATGACCAAGCTGTTGCCCAGAATCCGAATCTGACATGGGACGACTGGAGCGATGCGAAGAGCGAGGCCCGGATTGATTGGCGGGAAGCGCGGGCGCGACAGACCTATGAACAGACCGCTCGCGAGCAGCAGGAGACACAGGCGCGTCAAGGCCAGTTGCAGCAGTTCTGGCAGCGTCGGGACGCCTATCTCCAGCAGTATCCTGACCGCGCCCCAGCGCTTCAGGCGGCGTTTGCCAACATGCCGGCCACGCCGATTATGGAGCACTTGCTAAAAACTTCTGAGAACGGCCCCGATATTCTGTATACTCTGCAGCAACGCCCAGACCTGGTTGCGGGTTTGGTGCTCGTCACTGACGGGAAGCCTGTCACTGACGGTTACGTGGGACTCGCCACGCAATGGCTTCAAGCACAGCTTGTGACCGGGAATACCGCAGCGGTCCCTGCTGAAAAGACCCGACAGCCTCCTAGGCCGCCCACTGCGGTGCGGACGGGGCCACTGAAGACCGGACAAGAACCACCGGGCGATGGGGCTTCTCTCGCAGATCACGAAGCCTTCTATAACGCTCGGCGGCGCTAGACGGTCTTCCCCCTGAAGGGGGTTGGCCTTTGCCGATTTGGACAGTCGATGAATTAGCCTATCTTGCCGGTCTTCTTGACGGCGAGGGATGCTTTTGTCTGCACAATTTCGGCACCCACCGCTTTGGCTGCTCGCTTATGGTCGCCAACACCGACCCGCGCATGACGGAA